TGATAAGATGTCTTTTGCTTTTACTGTAGCTGATAAGGGTGATGTATGGAGCTATGGTGAACTTGAGACAATTAGAGAAGTTAATAACATTAAAAAATTATATGATGTCAGCGTGGTGGATACCCCGTTTTATGATACAACTTCTGTTTATGCAAGGAGCTTTGAACTATTGGAGAATAATTTAAAGCAGCTGGATAGCTTTGACTTACAAAAACGAAAGTTAGAAATTCTTTATAAAAATAATAATTAAAGTGAGGTAGAAAGTATGAATTATTTAGAAATGTTACAAAAGGCAAGAGAAAAAAGAGAGGCTTTATGTACTAATATAAGGTCAGCAAAAACAACACAGGAATTAGATAGTTTAGAGTTAGATCTTAGAAAGCTTGATATAGAAATTAAGGACTTAGAAGAAAAAGTTCAAGCTGAATCGGATGATACAGCAAAAAGAAGTAAGGGTGAAGGTGATCCTGTAGGTGGATTAAATCCTTTAGCAACTTATAGAGGTAATACTACAGAGCCTGATACAAGAAGTTCTGATGAAGATATTTATGGATCAATGGAGTATAGACAGGCATTTAGAAATTATGTTGTAAATGGTACACCAATACCTGAACAATTTAAACAAGAGCAAAGGTCAGATGCACTTACAGTTGTAGGTGATGTTGCAGCAGTTATACCAACTACTATTATGAATAAAGTAATAGAAGATTTAACTGTAGAGGGTAAATTAATTAATAGAATTACTCAAACAACCTTCCAAGGTGGTGTACAAATTCCAATATCAGATATTAATCCTACAGCAACATGGCTTGAATCTGAAAGTGTAGTTTCAGACGAGCAAAAGTCAGAAATGAAAGCAAGTATAAAATTTCTTTATCATACATTAGAGGCTAAGGTTGCAATAGGCTTATTAACATCAACAGTAACTCTTGGAGTATTTGAGTCTACTGTAGTTAAGCAGCTTAAAAAAGCTATGATTAAGGCTATTGAAACTGCAATTGTTAGTGGTACTGGTACAGGTCAACCAAAGGGGTTCACTAAGTATGCATTACCTACAAATCAAGTAATTGAATTTACTGATAAGGAGATTGGAACTGTTAAAGGATGGGCAAGAGCAGAGGCAGCTATTCCAGAAGCTTATGAAGATAGTGAAATATATATGATGAATAAGCAGACTTGGGAAATGTACTTAAATGGAATGACTGATACCAACGGACAGAAAATTGGTTTAGGTAAAATAAATGAAAAAGGTCAAAAAATACTAAACGGAAGAGAAGTTTTAACAACAGATAGATTGCCAGGCTATGACAATGCAACAGATGGAGAAATTTTCGGAGCATTAATTAACTTAGAGGATTATATACTAAACTCTAACTTAGCAATGTATTATAAAAAGTACTGGAATGAGGATAAAAACAAGTGGATTCATAAAGCACTTATGATTGCAGATGGACAAATGGCCATAGGTGAAGTTGGAGAGCTTGAGAGTAAAAAACTAGTAGGAGCTAAGGGGTTAATCTACTTAAAGAAGAAAACCTCAGTAGTTTAATTTGGTGACTTAAATGGATGATAAGCTTGTAGAAGATGTAAAACTTTATTTAGGCATTACTACGGATGATGTAGAAGTAACTAAAGGCATATTATTAAAATGTAAAGCAGTAAAGTTATATCTTGTTAAAGGTGGAACAAAGTTACCTACAGATGGATCATATTATAGTGAAGAATTAATAGCTTGCATTGCTACAGGTGTAAATGACTTATTAAATAACAAAGCTGGAGACACTAAGTTTTCTCCAGCTTTTAATATGCTTGCAATGCAGATATGTAGGGGGTGAATATATGCAGTTTATTAATCCAATACATCTAATTACCTATGTAAACAATGTAGATGATATTGGTGATATAATTTCAACGCCAGTAGAAAGAAAAGTATTAGCAGATATTTCTTCCATAAAGCAAAGTGAATTTTATCAAGCTCAGGCAAATGGATTAAAACCTGAGTTTACATTTATAATAAGAGCCTTTGAATATAGAGGGGAAGAATCGGTGAAATATGGTAATAAAACGTATAGAATACTAAGGACCTATGATAGATTAGATGGAAATATAGAATTAACTTGTATAGGAGCTGTTAATAATGCCAGTTCCTAAGTCAGTAGTTAAAATTAAAAAAGGAAATATTGAGAATATAAGTAACGTTGATAGAGTTCAATATACTATAGAGGAGCTTACAAGAGCAGCATTAAGAGATGTAGGTAAGTTTATTTGTAACAAATTTAGGAGTGGTTACTATGGCTTGTTTAAAAGGAAAAAAGGTAATGTAGGAAGGTATACTCAGTATTGGGTAAGGAGAAATGAGTGTGACTTACAAGTAGGAATTAAACCTAACGCTTTCTATGGAGGCTTTCAGGAGCTAGGTAGTAGTAAATCACAGAGATATGGATTATTACAGAAGACAGTAAACGAGAGTATTGCAGAAATAGTTTCAATAGAATCAAAGTATTTAAGTTCACTGGAAGATGAAGCTAGTGCCTTATCAATGATTGAAGAGGATGAATATGAGGGAGGTGCTGATGGTGAGTAAGACTATAGAACTACGTAAGGATATCAAAGATATTCTATCAGAAGCACATGAAAGAGTATTTTATAGACGAGCTAAACAAAAAGATGCATACCCATATATTGTGTATTCAATTAAAGATGTCTACGGAGCTAAGGTCTTAGAGATTGATTTCTGGGATAGAGATATAAACGATAGTACCAGGAACATTGAAACTATGGTAGATAAAGTAGAAGAGTTACTGGATAAGTATACTTTAACAAATGAAAATCATTCAATCACTTTATACTCTAATGAAGATAGAAAGTGGATTGATGATGAAGATAAGACAATTCAAAGAATAAATGAGAGCTTTGAAATAAGATATTACGGAAAGGAGTAATATTATGGGAAAAGTTAAAAGTGGATTTAGTAAACAGACAAAAGAAAATTTATTAACAGGTTCAGGAGCCTTCTTTAAAAATTTCTATGTTGGAGTAGATACTTATGAGAGTGCTAGAGTAGCTAGAAAGTTAATCGGAGCAACTCAGGGAGGTGGAGAATTTAAAGCAGTAGCAACAATAAGACAAATAGAAGTTGATGGGGTTGCT